TAGTAGCGTTAAATACCGCTTGGGCGAGGTCTGTGATGTCTTTATTATTAGCTGCAGCTACGTTACCAAATGCAGTTAGCGTCTCTTCTGTGGGTGCTATACCTGCTTGATAAAATCGTGTAAACGCTTGTGTGACGTTTTCTAATTGGAAGGGAGTGCCAGCAGTAAAGTTTTCAATGGTGGCTAGAGCCGCTCCTGCTCTCTCTGTGTCACCAGTAATAGCCAGCATAGTTGCACCAAGATCCTCAAAGGTTCTTGACGTTTCTATAATAGATTTACCTAATCGGACTGCTCCAACAGCTGCAAACACCTTGGTAAGATTACCAAAGCTAAGCATGTTGGATTTTGCTACTTTGTTTGTTCTTTTTAGACGATCTTCTACCTGGGCAAGACCTCTCCTCAGACCTTGCGTTTCTGCTCTAATCTCAATTAAAAGTTCGTCAACTGCCTTAGCCATTAGTCAGGATATAACTCCATAAGCTCTTCAAGCTCTTTTCTGTCCATTGGACGGGCTTGTTGATCCGTTCCATTGAACTCTCTAAATCCGTCTAATGCGTTGTACACTTCAACAGGGCTGCTGTTCCAAAATTCACTTGGCTGCATACCCATCATACCTACACACACCTGGAAGAATCTTTGGATTGGTAGGTACTCATTTATTAACTGCCCTGTTCTTGAGGCTTTCCCTCGTCTGAATCCTCCTCTGAGTCATCCTTAGGTGGCGATATTGCCATAGTTAATAAGTTTGCTATAGCAGTTGTACACTCTACGATCCCTGCTTCAGCAACAATATTACCAACATCCTTAGCCTGTACGTTCTGTCCACCACCTCTTAAGGCAGGTGTAAGAACAGCTATGATGTCACTAACACGAATATCTCCCTCAGACATACGCTGAGCAAGTTTTAAAATACCGCAACCTACCTGAGCTTCTATACTCATGATCGCGTCTACAGTTAAGCGAGCTTTATACTCTTTACCGCCTATATTAAGCTGTATCTCGCCCTTTAACGGGTTGGTCATCTGACTCCTCCTTTTGTTTAGCGCCCGCCATTGCGAGAACTATGGTTAATAAATTGTCTCTAGTATCAATATGCCATGCTCCGATTTCGTAGCTTTTGCCATCAACACTTACTTTGCTAACACCCTCCATGCCTTCCTCAGGCATAGAGCAGTTGACAAGCTCGCCGTTGACCATACCATCAAGCTCTTCTTTGCCTAACTTCACTTTGGCTTCTACCCACGCCATATTAAGCGCCCGTAAATGCTATAGCGCCAGATGACTCAAGTGTTACAGAGTATGTAACTTCTCCATTATGCTCACCTGCATACTCTAAAGATGCCACCATAAATGAACCTTGATACGTTCCAAAGTCAGGTATAATGACCTGAAATGTTTTGAACGTACTTGCATTCATAGCATCTTTCAAAGTAGTCTCTGATGCTGCATCTGTGAACACTCCACTACCAGAAACTGATACTGAGTGAATACCGCCGTCAGCTAACAGAGTACGATTCCCAGAGGAATCCTTGTTAGTAACGTCAACAGCTTCATCGTTGAGGGTAATGGAGGTAGAGCGTAGACCACCAACAGTAACAAAGGTGCTACCTGTGGTGTTTATCTTGAGCAATAATGATGCTCCTTTTTGTGCTGCCATACGTTTCTCCTATATATACATTAGTTTCCTAATATTATCGCACGAAATCGCATGACCCCATGTCTTGTCTTTCCATCTGGATCTCTAAGTATATCACTAAATTCAAATCTGAGGTTAATCAACGCGAACCCAGTGACGGTCAGATTACTATTGTGCAGCAGATCATGTATTCTGTCCATTATCTGCTTTGTTTCCTTGGAACCTGCATACTGTGACCATACGTGTATCGTGACTGTATACTCTGCTCCAGTGCTGTCCTTGGTGCTGTAATCTATAGCTGTTTCATTGCCTATCTCTACAAATGGGTAGGTAGATCCTTCTAAAACATCGTCAAACACACCCGCTCCAAATGTGGAGGTGATCGTGCTGTCATTGTTTAGAGTTGTATAGATTATCTCTTGTAACGGGAACTGACCTATGCTCATTTGATAAGGCCTCCCTTCTTAAACATGTCTTCTATCTTTCTACGCTGTGATTCTAGTCCAGGTTGCATATATGGTCTTGGAGCTATCTTAGTTGTGCCAAATTCAAGGGCTGCAGCGTATGGGGCTGAGGCTCTAATTACACCAACCACTTCTCCATCTGTGCCTTCTACACTCATTGTTATGCTTCTAACGAGCTGACCTTTATCTGTCGCTGGCGGTTGTCCAGGAGCTGATGCTTGATGATCTCCGTAAACCCTACCTGTTTTAGGATCTCTTTGAATTGAATCAACAATCCTTCCTTGAACCATCATAGCGGCTTTAGCAATCAGTCTTTCAGCGTTATGCTCAGGGTTATCTACAACCCTTTTTTTGAATCGTCTTTGAAAAGACAGAAGATTCTTGATACTCAAATCGCCACCCCCTCATCGCACTGCAGGATGGTGAACTTGTCTCTCTGATTTTCGTTTCTAAGGTGTTTGATGTTAAGGATCTTGCTACCGAACTTCAGCCTGTAGTTGGTGCCTATATCGTCTGTGTGACGCATCACAACCTCGTAGGAGAGCGTTTCTTGCACCTGCCCTTGTCTGTACCCCTCTACGCCTTTAACAGGCCTTACATTGGCAAAGCGTGTGTTGACCGTTGACCATGTTCTACCTGATCCACCACCCGTATCTGTGGTATTCACAGGGGCTTGGATCTCTACCTTATGACGCATCTTGCCGATAGAGTAAGCCATGATCTTATCCTAGAGCCAGTAGAGAGGAACTTCCTAGCGCCTTATGTATGACAAATGGCGAATATAGCTGTTTGATCGCTGGTGGGAATTGTCTTGCCTGTAAGTAATCACCCATGTCTCCACGTTGCTCGTAGAGATAGGCTATGTGTTGTAGCATACCAATCCTTAGCGGTGCAGGTAGAGCTGCCCTACTAGCGTATCCTGCTACATAGACAACCTCTATCGCGTTAGCCACTCGCAAAGCTGTCGGGAATGTTTCGCCTGTTCTAAGGACTATCCTGGAAGGCTCACGCTGTATGTCTACATAGTACTTAGTGCTAGCGAAGGTTGTTGCGTTGTCTGCATCGTCAAACGTCTTGACTGACGTGATGCTTTGCACAGGAGCTTTTGGTATATCAATGTAGCTCTTGTAATAGTTCATGTATGGCACAGTCCTGGTGCCTTCAAATAATGGATCTGCTAACTCGTTGTAACCGTCAATGGTCATGGTCAGCGTCTGGGTCATCAACGCCCTACCCGTATAGTCTTCACAGAACATACGAGCTGCCTCTACAAGATCCTGTAGAACTCGCTCATCTAAGGCATCATCTAACCTAAGATAATCCTTAACCTCTTGTAATGTAAGAGGTTCTTGTGTGGGGGCTGTTGTAACCTGTAATCCTGCCATCTACATCACCTTCTCTAATACATAAGTTCCGATGATCGTAGCATAGAGTCCTAGAATCATAAGCTCCATACGGACAAAACGTTTAGATCCTGAGTCCATGCGTTTTTCCATGTTCTCATATCTAATTGCACAAATTTGTTCGTGCAGCTCTAGCTTTGTAACATCAGTCCTTAGACTTTCCGTTTGGCTCATCTTCTACTACCTCTGCCTCTACAGGCTCATCACTTTTGGCGAGCGCTTCTTTGATAGCCGCAGAGTAAGCATTTTGCAGAATTTGGTTCTGCTCTAACTTGAAGTTAGCATTTGCTTGTAGGTTTTGACCTTCCTTCTGTACGATCTCTAGCTTGGCATACAATACCTTTACATCATCGTCCATATCGCTGAACATAACCTCAGCAGGCTCATCACCTTCATTTTCTCCTGCAATTAGGAGCTTCTTCTCTACAGGCTTTTGAATTGCTTGTTCCAAAAGTCCTTTGATTTCATCTAACGTAGCTTCTGCCATAATTTCCTCCTTGGGATAGTTGTTTGAAATAGTTTAACATAATTTATTCATCTAGTATTTCTACTGGTGTGTTATTGCTCCCGTCTTTAGGAAACTTATCTTTTACTGCTTTTATATTTGAGTAAAATGGTTCAATGCGCTTTGATTCATCATTGTTCATGCCATGCCATATTTGGTCTAATTGCTCTATGACTGATGGATAGAGTTCCTCTCTTTCTGTTTTATACTGTATTTGTTCACGCACCTTATCCATCTCGTCTAGGATGATTTTTTCAGCAACGTCTGTAGCTTCTTCTTTGCCTTCTACGTTTTTATAAACAACGCCATCCCGCACAAAACCAGAAGTGCCAAGTATATTATTAAATGCTATATCTGCTATTTCTCCAAAGTTAATCTTAAATGCCATATATTACCCCAATACCCATGTCCAAGAACTATTAGCACCCATCACCTGCATGTGAACAGTGAAGCCATAACTTTGATTCCTATTTATTTGAAACTCCCAACCACCATCGCCAGATGAGTAGTCACCGCCTATTTTTTTGACCTTCCTCAAACTCGCAGTATAAACTGAACCTGTAGAGGTTGTGCCGATGTTCACTACTGTATTAGCCGATATGCCATAGGCATAAGTGTCAGTGATAAAATCATCAAATGTGCCGTAAGAGTTGTGACCCACCAAAACCCTTATTACTATTGGTGAACCTTGAGCGTTGAAGAGCCTACCGAATGTTGTCCAACCAGAGCCTAATCCAAAATTACGTCCGCTAACACTACCTTGGATTTGACCTCCTGCATGAATTGACGCTTGGTGAGTTGTTCCATAAAAGAACTTCATTGCACTACTGCCGATACCGACACCTGCTGTAGCTCCACTAGCCTCAACATTTATCAGAGGTACGTTATCTGCTCCACCTACTTCTAGTTTAGAGTTTGCTATTGCAGGGGTTCTATTTATTCCAAGTCGCCCACTACTATCAAGGCGCATATCCTCAACACCATCTGAACCAAACCACCTGTGATAGCCGCCTGTGCCATATCCTATATATCCAAGATTACCTCCACCTTTAAGAAAGTAGCTTGAAGACGCAGTGCTTAATCTAATTTGTCCGATATTTGTAGCAGCTCCTCTCACGCTTATACCATCGGCATCAGTAGTTAATATTCCAACATTATTATAATAAAGATTAGTTGCTCCGTTCAGGTCTGCTCTAAATAACCATTCATTATCTACATCGTTATACAGACCCGCTATTGAACCGCCATCTGTCATTAACACTACACGCCCATCTATAGATATACCTTCATATCCACCTGCACCGCTACCATTAACCTGTAACGTTCCATACTCGCCTGTAACTGCACCTAACGTTCTGCTACTTACACCTCCTACAGATATAGTGCCTGCAAAGGTAGTATTTTGGCTGCTGTCTATTCGTAACGCTTGAGTTGTAGAGCCACCATTGGGCTGCGTGTAGAAAGCAATTTCTGAACCAGAAGAACTATCGTATGTAAGAAATCTTGCTAGGTTGGTAGACCAATCAATTAACAATCCTTCTGATATTCCTGCTGACGCAGCGCCAGTTACTGCTACTGAGCTAGAT